AAACCTAGACAACTCAGGAGTTTGTCCAAGCCAATCATTACGAGGTTTGGAATTAATCGTAGGTGAACCGAAACGACAGAATCCTACAATTTTCTGTGTATTAGTTTCTTGCACAATCCACTTTAGAGACTTGCCAGGAATACTATCCTCAATCGCGTGAGAAGTAGTAATCTGCAATCTCTCATTGAAATATTCATTTGTAAATCCACCCTTCTCTCCTGCAGGATAAACTTTGAAGTTCATGTCCTGTGGGTGCATATCAAATGCATCAAACATATCATCCTCGGGACCAATCCCAAGAATGGATGAAGGCATTTGTTCCATTCTTTCAAGTTTAATGTTACGCAGATATTCATCAATACGACCCATATTTGAGAAGTAATCAATGAACTGATCAGCTGCGTAAACCGCATCATCAAGTTCTAGTTGCATATCAGAGAATCAGTTTCTTTTCGCCAGGAGTTACAAGTTTACTCCCATAAACTTCATTATACTTGGTTTTAATTTGCGGATCAACTTCCGCAATATAAACAATATGATTCTTGGCAATGATGAGTTCTGGGATTGTCCTATCAATTACAGAAGCCCAGGGTGCAAATCCAACACTCCCAGTAGAAGTAGGAATCACTACCAATCCATTTTTAATTGTTACAAAGTTATCATCTTCAGAAACAAGTTCTGCAACAACTTCTTCACCAGTTGCTACACGAAATAATTTTACTTCAATCATTTGAATTCACACTCCACCATAATTTCAGTTAACGCTGCAAGAATATTCACTTCCTGGTCAGCCACGAAAGCACATTGGTATTGATACTTAGCAATAATAAGAACGGCAGCGGGGATAGACTGGGGTGAAAGATGATCAAAAGAGGCGTCATAAACCCTGCGAAGTAGACTAGAAGCATCGTTGTCCAAGTTGGCGACCACCCACTTTCGGACTTCAGTAAAGTTTTTAGTTTTGAGATTCTTAATAAGTTCATTTACATTTACATCGGAAAATTCAGCAAGAATCGCAGAGTCGATTTTTCCACCCGCAGAGTACCTTTGACACTCGTTTAGGACTCGTCGCCAATCTGGGAAGTGTTTGTTGATGAGTTCTGCAAGGACTTTAGGATCGTATTGTACACCTTCCGCATCCAGGATGTTCTGTATACGCTTGAAGAAGGATCCTGCCAACTGGGCTTTTTCTTTTCCTTTGATATTGAACTCAACGACTGCACAACGGGAGTGGAGAGGTTCAATGATTTTGTTTTTATAGTTGCAGGTGAAAATGAACCTACAGTTGTTATAAAACGCCTCAATATTAGCCCGTAGAAGGAGTTGTACATCGTGGGTTGTGTTGTCAGCCTCATCAATGATGATGACTTTGTGTTTTGCATCACCCGCAGAAAGTGAGACGGTCGAAGCAAAGTTCTTTGCCTGGTTCCGTACCGTGTCCAGAAATCGTCCTTCGTCAGATCCATTGATGACATAGTAATCCACTCCCAGTTCTTCACACAGAGCTTTTGCAACTGTAGTTTTCCCACAACCTGCAGGACCAGCAAGCATCAAGTTTGGAATTTCTTTGTTATTTAGAAACTCCAAAAAGGTCTTTTTGTTTGCATCTGGAAGAATGCAATCTTCAATTTTACGTGGGCGATATTTCTCAACCCACAGGAATTCATCACGACTCATAATTTAGATCCAATCAGGTTTACGTTCGGGCATACGAAGGTAATTATCCTTCACCCAAGGTTTGGAAGCAATGTACCTTTTATAGGCAGTAAAGGTATCAATACTATCATCAAATTTCCACTCCTCTGGCATTGCACGAGCAAATGGAGTTACTTCTGTAATCTTCCCCTTAGGAAAAAGGTAATAAGCATCTACAAGAGTTTTGTAACAAGAGTGTATTTTATTATAACGCAGAGCATATTCGTCTGCAAGATTCATTCCCCACTTGATTAACCAATAGGCATTGTGGATACTATCCATTGCCCATTTGGTACAGGGATGATTACGAAACGCACCCTTTTCAGTTCTGTAGGGAGTACCATCAGTCTTAGGAAGAGTGCCGTAGTTATGACCCCATTTTTCAGATGCCACGATGGAGAGCATTTGACAACATTCCAGGGGCATTTTGACAATGTGTTTATCGGGAAGACAGACAGCACTCTCTGCAGGCCAGGGAGAAGTCACAAAGATGTTCATAATAAAGGTGAGTTACCTCACTCATCATAGGTGGAGTCGGGTTCCAAAGCAATGTAATATGTAAGATTCTTATCTTCCGACTGGAATCGGGACAGGAGTTTCTTGGAGATCACAACCTCATAGGAACCAGGAAGAATCTTAATATTCTCAACCTTAAAGTTCAGAACAAAAGTACCAGTGGTCTCACCAACAACCAGTGAATATTCGTTGGAAGTATCGTTTTTCTTATCACGAACAACCAGTTTCACAACACCAGCTTCACCAACCACGGAAAGGTCAGGAACACCATAAACCGCTGCAGCCTTGAGAAGTTTGTCGAGTTGTTGGGTATTCAGTTCAAAACAGACATCCTCAGAAGGAAGAGAGATGGATTTGTCGGGAGGAGTTACAATCACTGCAGGATCTGCAAAGAAATACTTAGATCGTGCATTACCCTCACTAATACCTACATAACTATCGTTTGCAAACTTAAGTTGGGGATTCTGGTAGAGGGACATTGCATTCAGGAACTGATTCAGATCATAAATGCCGAAGTCCCGTTCAAATTCTTCTTCAACTTCAACTTCTGCAAGAATATTCTTCATCACAGAAATAGTGCGAAGTTTATTACCTTTCTTAAAGAGGATGGATTGGTTAATACCAGAGAAGTTCTTGAGAAGAGAAAGAGTTTTTTCAGAGAGTTTCATAGATGTATCTTTGAGTTTCATAATCAACGGAATTCGGTAAGGCCATTATCTTTGCGGGAATAATGTCCGTCAAAGTGGAGGAGAAGCATTGCGTAATGAATGACTTTGAGAAGATCGCGTTTGTTGCGACCATCCTTATCACCATAACGACTTCCATATTTTAGGATATTTGCCTGACAAAATCCAGGAGCAAGATCCTTTGCAGCCATCAGATCAATCGTCTGAATATCTTTGTAAGCATCATTATGCCCACAATAGTGACTACCATAAGTACTGGTCACATAATCCTGAATATCTTTCAGGATTTTATCTTCGTTATATTTCCAGAGATTGTTTTTGGTTTCATTCATAGAAGGTGCATTTCCAATGACAATTTGATCAGAACCACCTGGAGAGATGGTAAATTGATATTCAGAGTAGGGATATTCGTCCATAATAAAGAGGAGGTCATAGTTTTACCTCCCCCAATTATATCAGAACGGAGCGGGTTGGTCAACATATTCTACAGTCAATTCAGGACCAGTAGAAGGCATCTGGAAGTCAGCATCCACCTTATCATACAGTTCCAGGAAAGACTGTTTGGTCTCATCATCAAAGCGGTTCACACACACTTGAATTGCCTTTGCCTTGTCTTGGAAGATGCTGTAGGCACGGATGATGTGAACCAGACGACGGGTGCTGATGATTTCCTCAATACCACCATCGTAGAAAGTCTTGCGGATAATATCAGCCCAATCAGCAAGACGCTTGCAGAAGTTGGAATCATTCACCCCAAGAGTTTGTGCAACCTTCTCAAGAATCTTGACTTCATTTGCAACAGAGGGATATTCCTGTTCAAAGGTCACAGGGAAACGCTCAAGGAATGCCTCATTGAGCACATTGGTGCCGATGAACCTACCGTCATCAGAACCCTTACCCTTAGTGTTTGCGGTGGCAATCACGTTGAAACCAGATACGGGTTTCACAAAGCGACCAATCTTTTTCAAGAAAACACCCTTTCCTTCCAACACGGATTGAAGACACAAAATCTTGTTGGAAGCAAGGTCAATCTCATCCAACAAAAGTACAGCACCACGCTCCAGTGCCTCAATCACAGGACCATTATGCCAAGCGGTTTCGCCGTTCACAAGACGGAAACCACCGATCAGATCATCCTCATCAGTCTCGATCGTGATGTTGACACGAATCAGTTCACGACCCAGTTGAGCGCAAGCTTGTTCAACACCGAACGTTTTACCATTACCCGAAAGACCCGTAATGAACGTAGGATAAAAGAGACGGGACTGAATAATTTTTTTAATATCGTTAAAGTTACCAAACTTGACGAAGGTATCATCTTTTGCAGGAATAAGGTTTTGATGCACTTCAGGAAGAACAGAAACATTACTGAAAGAACGCTCAATTTCTTGAACTCGTTCTTGAGTCACTTCCAGATTCCAACGACCACGAGCAGTCTTAAAGTTCTCAAGACGGCGAGTAACGGTAGGATACGAAAGATTGTTCATTGCACAATAGGCTTTAACATCACCCGAAGTGATATCGGAACCATAAGTAGACTTAAGACCTTCCAGGATTTGATCGTCGTTCATTTGAAGGCGAGGCATGATGTGATGTGTTTTTCAACTGAAGCCATAATACACCTTTTGGGGGGTTGGAGAACCACCTATGTGCCAGTTTCCAAACTGTCCACTCAAAGAATGTCTTTTACTTTACCAGTCATTTGTCTAGTCCAAAAATCAATAATAGAAATTTCTATTTCAGGATCAACAACATACAATGAAGATAAACACCTCTGTTGTGAAGTTTGAACTTCAATATGTCCATACAAAAATGTTGTAGCATCTGTAGAAAAAATATTTGATAAATTTACAAACTTTTTCCCCTTTCCGACAAAAATATTTGCAAACTTATCTGGTTCTTTATAAAGATCAACAATAACAAACTTTACTTCAGTATTTTTAAAACTTTGCCAATATTTGGTAAAGTTTTTAACACCACCAAAATGGTACATCAATTTCTTATATGAATTTACAAAAGAATCATCTTCTGAATACTTATTATCAACTTTACCTAGCCAAGTAAAATAGTCTCTTTCAGAAAAGTTTCTTATACAATCAATCAAGCTATCAGTCTTCCAATTATGTAAGTGTTTGTACCATCGTAAACTTTTTATATTAAAATCATAAACTATTATTTTACTTCCTTCATTTAATTTTTTATTTTTAATAAGATCAAATAACTTAAATCCACTTGCAGTATTTGCAACTAAATCAAAGTTACCTTTGTTTGTTATAGACATTGGTTCACTATTGAATAACCAAATTTGATCTTTTATTGATTTTACATCTGATAAAATTTTTGACTGGTTCCAATTTTGACCTTCATATGGAGTTAAAGTTTTAATTCTATGTTCAAACTTATCGTTTTCATGTTCAGGATAATAATAAAATTTATTCAAACGTAATTTTTCACTTAAAGTTATTACAGGCCAACCATTTAAAAACATATACTTTAAAAGTTCCCAGCCTCTACCAGCATTGGATTGAAGTTCTTCTCTATTTAAATACTTAACCCACAATGGAGTGTAATCATCATGAAAATTTTCAATACTTCTTTCAACTACAGGCAATAACTGTTCTTCTTCACACCATTCTCCAAATTCGGGACATCCAATATCTTTCCATGCAGTTACATTAACTATGAAAAACTGAGGGTGCAATTCCAACCATTTTCCAGGCCAATGAAGTATATGACCCGCTATTCCAAATCTATTTTGTTTTATAAAGTCTCTAATTTCTCTATCAAAATTAAAACTTTTTAAAGTACAACCAGAAGATTGAATAACACAATACTCATACCCTCTATTCAGAGACTCTTGCAATATTTCATGTATTTCATCTGCACATATTATCTCAATATCTTCTCTGCTCCTATTGAGATAAAACAGTGTTGCACCTTTTGCCCTAAGATACATTGAAAAGTTATTAATTAAATTTCTCTGATTATAAACTCCATAACATATTTTTTGTTCTCTTCCACTGAGTTGATTGAATGCTGTTTCGATCAACTTATCGTTGATATGTCCATGGACAATGAAGTGATATCTGGTTTCATTACTATTATTATAAACCGCATGAATATTACCTATGTCTAGAAAAAATCCTGTTCCAGGTTTGAACGGAACTTTTCCCCATTCTTCAAAATAAAAATCACATCCTTCGGGATTATTAATTGCAATATTCAATGGACCAAAAATTCTACCATCACCATCAGAATGAGGCATAATATATCCACCAGGAGCCAGTCTCATAATTCTGACTCTATCGTAACTACGAAACCCTAGTTTTTTCAAAAACTCAACACAAGTGGGAAAATATTCACAAACTTCAGTCCACTTATAATCTGGTTCCGTCAATCCATATTGATCATAATGTTCAGTAGCATCA